CAGGTTAAATTTGTTCAGTCGGAACTTATTTCTATTCCAAAAAACTTTATTAAAGATAAGGTCAAGCATACGGCCAGTGCAAAACAGGCACTAGGAAAACAGGCGACAACGACGGCCAATGAAACGGTTGCTGCCAAGGGACAGTCGTTACTTGCAAAGGTGTTCCTATGATTAAAATACCTACAAGATCAGATTTAGGAAATTACACAGAAAGGATCGAACTTGATGGAAGTGTCTATATTTTTGAATTTAGATGGAATGATCGCTTCGAGCAGTGGGTAATGGACATTTCAGACGAACAGGAGACACCTTTAGTAAGTGGTGTTGTTTTGTTTGTAGGATTTGAATTATTGCATGGTCTTGTTAGTGAATCCTTACCTCCTGGTCGTTTTATTGTCTTACACGACACCGAGGATAGTTACGAAATGAAAGAAGAAGATTTAGGCGACACCGTAAATCTTTATTACGAGGAGGCTTCCTAAGTGACTACGCTCTTTAACAGATACTGCGCTCTTGAGGCAGGTCAAGAAGAACAAGAGGGGAAAAGATTTGATAAGTTGTTCATGACTTTCGAATTTTTGCGCAATCCTAAGTCACAGGCAAACACCGGAAAAGTTTCTATTTATAACCTAAACAAGGCATCACGAAGCTTACTGTCAAGAGACGGCGTTAAGTATAATTTCATTGCAGGATATTCCGGATTGAATGAAGACCCTATACGAGGAATACTTTCCAGTGGAGATATTGAAGAGATCAAAACAGAGAAAAAAGGCGTCGACATCATTACTAATTTAGTCGTGTCTGAAGATGGTAAGAAGTTGCGTGAAAAAAGTATAGATAAGTCCTTTGCCGAAGGTGTTAACAGTACGACTATTGTAAATGAACTCGTAAATACCTTGGGTGTTGTAAAGGGAACAATCATAGGACTAAAGAACAAGGTATTCAATTCTGGATATGTCGCAAGTGGAAAAGTAAAAGATCGACTTGATGAGATTGCAAAAACAGATGGTCTTGAGTGGTCGGTTCAAAACGGAGAGTTGAATATTTTGCCGGAAGGTGTTCCCACGACAGAGGTGGCAGTAAATCTAACTCCAAAAACCGGGTTATTGAGTGCAAAGAAAATTAAAGTAGAGGGTAAGGATAGGATTACATTCATAAGTTTGTTGAATCCTAATATTAAGATAAATAGGCAAATAATTGTTTTCAGTAAAGAAGTTGAGGGCGTTTATACAGTCCGAAACATTAAGTACCATGGAGACAATCGCATGGGCCCTTTCTTTTGCGAAGGAGAGGCAGAATGACCGACAAGATCGACCTATCAGAATTACTAAAAAGTGCGGTCAATTCTCAGTTAATGGACATTCATACCTGTTTGCCTGCAATCGTTGAAACATATAATAGAGAAAATCAAACATGCTCTGTTCAACCTGCTATAAAGAGGTCTTATCAAGACGGATCAGTAAATCCTTTACCTATAATTAAAAATGTACCTGTGACATTTCATAGGAACGGAACTCAATTTCTACATTTTGATCTAAAGAAGGGAGACGTGGTTACACTGGTATTCTCGGAAAGATCAACGGACAAATGGAAGGAAAAGGGTGGTGTTGTACAGCCAGATGATAAAAGGAAATTTCATCTAACTGATGCCTTTGCACTTCCTGGGGGCTACCCAAAGCCAACGCCTATGGTTTTAAAGGGAGAAGATGGCGACATCGAACTGACTAGTGGCGATAACTACTTTATGATCAAGAAAGATGGGAAAATAAAGGTATTGAACTCGTCAGTTAATATTGAAATGGATGCCGAAGGAAACTTTAAGGTTTCGAATGAAAGTGGCGAAATGAAAATGTCTAGTGGTGGAAAGTTTGTCTTCACAAATAATACTGAGGAACTGGTATCTATATTTTCAGAATTTATACAGTCAGTAATTGACTCCACAAATGAAACTGCCGTTGGGCCATTGCCGATGTCTGCCGGAAGTATTGCTGCTATGACAGCGATCAAAGGTAGGCTGGATACCTTGAAGGAGTAATAATGAGAAAAATTTTAATTTTAATACTTCTATTTTTAATGACATACTCTGTTTTTTCGGCCACAGACGAAAGTGTTTGTGCGACTCTTGTAGTGACTCAAATAAAGACAGTAAACCCACAGGCACAGGACGCACAATTAATTCCTTTCTGGACAGCAATCTGTAAAGGAATCCTTGACCATTTAAAAACCAGTGCAGACGTTGTTCCTGGGACGTTTCAAGATGCTGAGTCACGGCCAATTACAGGCACTGGAAAGATACAATGAGCGATATACTCCTAAATAGTTCCCATGATGTCGAATTTTCTGGGAATGACATTAGCATTGTGACTGGACTTGACGAAAGGATTCAAAGATTAAAACAAAATCTAAAGTATTTTCTTTCGGAATGGTTCCTGAATACTGGCGAAGGAATTCCATACTTTCAAGAAATATTTGTGAAACAGGTTGATCCTGATAGAGTGGATGCAGTATTTAAAGAGGCAATCCTTAACACACACGGCGTGATTGAATTATTGACATTTGAACTGGACTTAGATGAACAAACAAGAAAATTAACTTTGACTTTCTCGGCACGTTTTGACGAGGGAGTTGTTGAAATAAGTGAGGCCTTATGACTTACGGTATTACAGACGAAGGTTTTAAAGTAAAACGACTTGCCGAAATTAAAAGTGAGATTGAAGATGAATTGCGATTGGTGTTTGGTAGTGGTGTTGATCTTAGTTCTAATACTGTGTTTGGACAGTTTGTAGGAATTTATGCAGAACGCGAGGCATCGGTTTGGGAGCTTGCAGAGGCCGTTTATAATTCACAGTACCCAAAAACGTCGTTTAAGTCTCAATTAGATAATGTGGTCACGTTGACCGGAATAACTAGACAACCCGGCGTAAAGTCAAACGTGGCCCTAACATTTCTAGGAGACGTGGGAACGGTTATCCCTTCTGGATCAGTCTTCTCAGTAGATGGAAACAGTTCATCCAGATTTGTTTTAGACCAAGACGTCACAATAGGCGCAGGCCAAAATGAAATTCAAACAATTACCTTTTCACTTGTACCTGATGCAGGAAATTTTAAGATTCGATATAACGGACAGGACACTGGGGTCTTGGCCCATGGTGCTACCTCCCAAAACGTTGAGGACGCCCTTAACGGACTGCCCGACTTGTCCGAGGTACAAGTGACCGGAGATTTTTCGGGCGGTTTTTTAATTACATTTCAAGGCGCCGATGGACTTAAGGAGCATGAATTATTGACCATTGTAGACAATACTTTGGAACAATCATCTACGGCAGTTACCACTGCAGTGACCGAAACACAGGAAGGATTTCCTAATAGAGTTATTGCAACAGTATATGGGGAAGAAGTTGGCCCAACTACGGCACCAAGTGGAACCTTAACCATAATAGAAAACCCGATCACAGGACTTAATTCTGTTGTGAATGAACTGGATGCAATCGTAGGTAACGACGTTGAGAGTGATAGTGACCTTAAGGTTCGTAGAGAAGAATCGTTGCAAAGAGCAGGATCATCGACTTTAGATGCAATGGTTTCCAGACTATCAGATTTAGACGATGTAACGGCAGTTGTAGGATTTGAAAATATTACAATGATTGAGGATTCAGATGGCCGACCTCCGAAAAGTTTTGAAATGGTAGTTCAGGGAGCTCACAATCAAGATATAGCTGAAACTGTGTGGGAAACAAAGCCAGGAGGCATTGAGTCGCACGGTTCCTCAATAGAACAAATTACGGACTCACAGGGGTTCGTTAGGAATATTAAATTCTCAAGGCCAACAGAGGTAAATATTTACGTTGAGATCGATCTAACAACTGATTCCAATTTTCCTATCAACGGTTTGACTCAAGTAAGGGATGCAGTAGTGGCCCATGGAGATGCATTAGGAATAGGTCAGGACGTAATTGTGTATCCTAAATTGCTCTGTGCTCTTAACGACATTCAAGGAATTACTGACGTGGCCATAAGGATTGGAACGTCAGTTAGCCCGACGACAGATGACAACGTTTCCATAGCACCTCAAGAGATATCTGCATGGGATACCTCAAGGACAATCATTACGGAGGTATAAGAATGGAAAAAATTACTAACCATGTCAACTTGGCCAAAGAAAGGATCATTGAACAGTATAAGGATGCAACAAACCTAAAGGCGATTCTTGACTCAATGGTCAATCAGGTTCAAGACTTGGAGGACGTTTTTTACTCTCTTTTAGATGGCCGATGGATCGAAAATGCAACAGGTCAAACGTTGGACGACTTCGGAACGATTGTAGGACAAAATAGAGAAGGTTTTGACGATGACTTTTACCGTGTCTTGATCTATGTGAAAATAGGCCAAAACGTTTCCGAGGGTGAACCTGAAAGATTGATTGATGTTTATAAAATCATTTCACAGGCAAATTTAGTATATTTTGAAGACCATTTTCCTGCTGGTTTGACTCTATCTTCAGATGGCTCTATCGCGGACGAGTTAATAACATTTGTTTATGAAAAAATACAGTCAGTAGCAGGGGCAGGCATTCGTGTGGATGAACTTGGCCTATTCGACTCAGAAAAACCTTTCGCTTTCGCTGGCTTTCCTAATGCTCATCCTTTTGGGGATGGCGTCAATGATCCAAACGGCGGTATATTCGCAAGGTTGTTAAAAACAAGAAAAGATTTTGCATTTGAGGGCGTTTCGGATTCAGACGGATTCGGGACTACAGAAGATCATATTTTAGGGGGAGTTTTCACAGCAACTATTTAGAGGTAAAATTTCCTATAGGAGATAAGTAATGAGTAAACCAACTAGAGTATCAACATGGGCAACTTCTGGAACGGCCCTAAAACAAGATCCGGGAACGAGTAAGCAGTCAGAAGGTTGGGCAGTTGAGGCCCCTCCTGTTCAGTATTTTAACTGGTGGATGAACATTGTCGGTCAATGGGTGACGTGGCTTGAAGGTGAAGTCGATGCAATGTCAGCAAACAGAAAGGAATTTGATGCCGTTGTCGGAGTTGGCGGGACCCATGCAGACTTAAATGCTGTCATGGCCGATGCTAATATTCTAGATGGATCGAAGATTTTAGTCATAGACCCCTTATCTTTGACAACCACTCAAGTAATAGACAAGAATGATTTAGTGATTGAGTGTAAGCCAAACGTAATTATTTCAACTGTCACGGCTTTGGCCAAAGGAATTCAAATTGACGGTGAAAGAGTTAGTTGGGTAGGTGGTCGATTCGTAGGCTGGAATGATGGTGGAGGAGACATCGCTTTCGAATTTTCTGCCACGGCTAAAAACTGTCTTTTAACTCAAGCAAGATTCTTTCAAAACTCAAATGATGTGAACGACGTAACTGTATCGAATAATAATAGCCAAGCGGCAAACATATCAGAGGTAGCGTAATGAGAAGTTTAATTTTAATTTTTATGGGCGTTCTTTTTGCTCTTAATGTTTCTGCACTGACAGAGACGATAAGAGTTGATGAACTTCAAATTGGGAAAAGTAGTTCAGCCACGACAAAAAAGATCATTATTGACACAGGTGACGGTGCAACGAACCCTGCTATTGAAGTCGATACTACAAATAAAGATTTCGACTTAAACAAGTCTTTGAATGTTACTGGCTCAATGAATGCCAGTGGCGACTTAAAGGTAGGAGACGGGGCCAACACTGACAAGTCTATCGAAATGGATATCGGAAACTCTCCAAACAATCCTTATCTAAAGTGGAATTCTACACAAAATAGATTGACATTTTCGAATGACGGCTTACTTGAGAAAAAGATCGGCGCAGGAGAAGGAGGTGGCTCTGGAGGATTGAACAACCTAGATAATGCCCAGTTTGAAGATGGTTTTGATGTTAACTGGACTGCATCAGGCGGTACTTATGTTGAAGAATCTAGTAATCCAAAACAGGGAGAAAAGTCTGCAATCTTTACTGGAACTGCCACAAGTCAGACAGTTTGTTCTGACTTAAAGACAATAATTACTGGACTTGAAGGTGTTGCAGGTGAGGCAAGGATTTACTACTCGGGTGGCGAAGATGATGAGTATAAGCTGATAGTAAGAGATGCCGATACCGATGTTTTGGCAGAAATGTTATTGCCTGCACACTCAATATACAGTCAACAGTCTGTTTTCTTCTTGATGCCTCCAAATTCAGGAACAGCAAATGATAAGCAATTGCAACTGTGTATCGAACATCAAAAGTCAGGATCGAGTTTGGCCATGACAATGGATGAAATG